GATGATGTCAGCCTTGATCTTCTCGGCCTCAACCTCTGCCAGCATCGCAGCCGGGTCAGACGGCTTGTTCTGCTGCATCTGCTCCATAAACGCCGCAACTTCTTCTGGATTGATCTCTTTCCAGAACTTTGCCGGGTCTTGGAAGCCGGCAAGCTGCGTCACTTCTGCCAAAGCATCGCGCAGCTGAACGAGATCAACGAGCGGGTTGTAAGGCCCATAGGTCTGAATGACCTCTTTCTGCTGCGCGATGATCTGCATCAGAAAGGCCATGCGCTGCTCGTCGGAGCCACGACCAAGCGCGATGTTGATCGTCATATCCATGCCGGCGTCCCACGCACGCGGGTCGATCGGCACGAACTGGTTGCGGAGACGGATAATCTTCGGCTTATCCTGATGCTGCACAACCAGCTTCAGCAAGCCTTGGAAGCAGCGTTTCAGGCCATCAGCAAACAGGCGCGCGATCATCTCGATGCGTTCCTGCGAGGATGTCAGCTGCGCCTGCACAGCGGCATTTGTGGTCGATTGCAGCACGTCAGCATCAAGACCCTGCGATGCGCGCGAGATGCCCGTGCGCTGCGTCTTGATCTCGTCGATATAGGCCATCACGCCAAGAGCCTGCTGACCGACAAACGGCGTTGCAAGAGGCTGCACAGCGCCAACTTGACGAGTTCGGATCACAGCACCCGTCTCGACGTTCATCACGTCATCAAGATTGACCTGACCTTCGACGACAACAGTGCGCGGATGGATCGACTGCGCCAAGCTGTCGAGCGTGTTCCGCATGATCGACGACTTGATGAGCTGCAAATCCATCGTCTGATCTGCGATCGACTGACCGAAGATCGTGTGAGGCGTCGGATCAGGCGAGAGGATTGCAAACGGCGCATGTTGCACAACTTCGTCATGCAAAATGTAAGCACCATTGCCGACAGAGCAAACTTTATGCAGCTCGGCAATGCCGTCGCCGTCCTTGTCTACGCGAACATAGCTCTCGACGTAGAAAACGCGATCGGTTGTCTCGTCCGTCGCGTTCGTGATGCCAAAAAACGACTGATCGGCAGGATTTCGGACAAGAACCTCGAGATTTTCTTCAAATCCGCCTGTTCCTGCGTTTTGTTCGATGATGTCGCGGTCATAACCCATCGCCACCAGCTCGGAGACCGTCGCCAGCTTGCGCCGACCGCAATAGATTGCGTCGTCGATGTTCGTCGCTTCGCTGTCGATCAAGAACTGCTCGGGCGGGATGCACTCGACGACATAGCGAGGCGTCCGCTTCACGCGCCTGATCTTGATGCTGTAGAACGGGATGCCGACTGCGCTGTCGAACTCTTCGATCATTTCGTCGATCGTCACGTCAGGCTCGGCCTGAATAAGCATCATCTCGTCAGCTGTCAGCCCTGAATAGCTGTAATACTCGACGCTCTCGTCATCGACCTTATACCAAGTCAGAACGCCGGTCTTGAGGATCAAAGCGTCCTTCATGGCATCGTGCAGGATGCGGAAACCGGGGTTTTCCTGCATGAAAATGTAGTTAATCAGGTCCGTCGCCTGTTCAGCTGCCGGAATGTCCTCTGGCATTTTCGGCACGAACTCGACGACCTTCTCAGGCCCCGTGAAGATGCGAAGCAGAGACGGAAGAAGCGCCAGCACGGTATCGCGCACTTCAGTCAATACGACTTGCGAGAGACCGTCTTCCTCGTTGCCGAACTTGTCGCCAAGGTAGTAAGCCATCGCAGCTTCGCGCTCTGGCGCGAGATAGCTGTCGATGTAGGTCTGCGCCGTCTCAATCGCCTGACGCAAAACGAAGGCGAACTCGTCGTCATCCATCGGGCCGTTGTCAGGGACAAGCAAACCCGTATCGCCGTTCAGGACGCGCTCTTTCGGGATCGGCGTATAGCTAGGGTCGTATTTACCGGGGAGCATTGCCATCGTCCTTATCCCTTCTTCCGAACGCGCCACCATTGCCAGCCATTCTCAGAGCCGACCTCGCGCCCGGTGAAAACTGTATCCACAGCTTTCTTTACACCATCCATCGGGTAGTCGTCACCGCCCATGACGCCGCCAGCCTTCACCTTCGGCCACCATGCCTCGATGTCAGCCATCACGTCTTCATATTCGTGGCCGGCGTCAATCCACACGAAATCAACAGTCCCATCTCCAAACAGATGCGCCGCAGGAGCCGAAGCCATGCGATGCACATGCAAATCAAGACCGTCGATGCGGTCCATGTTTTCGTTGAAGATGTCAAACACGCGCTCGAGATCGGGATCGGCCTTGTGAGCTGGCTCATTCGATCCGCCCCAATGATCGACACAGTGAAAGGAAATTTCCTTACCGCTGTTGACGATCTCAACGCCCATAAACGAAGCAGACTTTCCCTTCCAGCATCCAAGCTCGACGAACACAGCACCATCTTCAGCTGCCTTAACCGCAGCGCGGTAAGGCTTGCTGAAATTGAACCAGCCGTCGATCTCGTCGAAAAAGTGCTTCACTTCTTCTTGCTCTTACCGGCTTCACTCAAAGCAATAGCCATCGCCTGCTTCTTCGACTTAACGACCGGACCCTTCTTCGATCCGCTGTGTAGCTTGCCTTCGGCGTATTCGCCCATGACCTTGCTGATTTTCTTGTCAGCTTTCGACTTCTTCATTTAGCGCCTCCATCTTTTGCGCTGCCTCTGCCACGTCTTGCGGCTCGTCTGGCCGGCACTCAACCGCATGATCGTGCGTGAACTCCATCGTGCCGATATGCTTCACGTCTTTCGACAAATCATGGTCGATGTAGACCTTGAAGCCGTTAGCCTGTGCGAGCTTGCAAAAATAAATATCCTCGCCCACCCACACATTGCCTGACGGAAGCCACGCCAAATTGAACCAAGGCAGCGGGCATTTCCGAAACACGTCCATCTTGATAAGCATGCAGCCCATACCGACTGCATCGACTTCTTCCAGCCCTGTGCTTTCGCTGTCCGTGTAGATGCACTCGAGATTTGCAAAGTCACGGAAAGCAACAGTCTTCACAGGGATGCGGCGTGTCGCATAGTTCGCCGCAACGATGTCCTTGTCGTGCTTTTGCAGCTTCCAGAACGTGTTTGCCGGAAACCGCATGTCAGCATCGAGAAACAACACATAATCAAAATCAGCGGCAAACGCCTTGCGAACCAAGTTCTGCCGCTGATCTGCGATGAGCGTGCCGCTCAATATGTTGATGTTGAACGTGCCGCCTTGCGGAAGACCTGCATAGATGTTGGCTGTCAACATCGCCAAGTCTTTCGCAAAGCCAGAACACACCGTCTCCCGCGCCGGTATGCAAATGGCGACCTTCACGACTTAGCCCTCTTCGTATTCTTCGCCTTCGTATTCGCCCTCGTCGCTTTCGTCGTATTCCTCGGCTTCGTCGTCATCCTCGCCGTCTTCGTCTTTGATCGGCCCTCCGACGATCCATGCGTCACAGGTTCGCTCTGCGGCGCATTTGAAGTCAAAGATTTCACAAAAGCCGAGATCGCCAGCTTCAATCGTGTCCATAGGGTCATCAGCTTGCCCTTCTCCTCCAAGGCCCTGCGCGATGCAGGCCATCATCTTCTCGGTCTGGTTAAACGCAGCACAGTTGCCGCAGCGCATCGACATCGCCTCTTCGACAGGCACGTCCCACTTCGCTGCCATCTGCTGCCAGTATTCGTCGTCAGGCGAACGCGGGTTCATCGGGCCATAGTTAGCCTTGTCGATCGCCTTGCCACGGTTCTGAAGGTTGATCGTGATGTCGCGCGTAGCGACCGGACAAGCGCCGCCTTCCATCTCTTCAGCCATCACTTGCCCTTCTTTTTCGCGGCGCGCATGTTATCGACCAAATTCGGATAGGGACGACCAGCCTTCGCAGCCATCGACTTTGCAGACGCCTTCTGCTTCGGCGTCAGCTTCTTGTCAGACTTTGTCGGGTCTTTCGTGTCCCAAACCTTTTTCATCCGAGTAATCCTCTTACTGGCATATTGATGCGGGCGTCACGCTGAAGCTCGTCAAAGTATCGGCGCAAACCAAAATCTTCTGGAACGTATCTTTCTGAAGCGTCCCCATAGAACTGATACATGGGCATGTTTGAGTGAGCCGGACCAAATTGCTGCGAAAGAGCTTCTGGACCGGGTGGGCCTAACCGTCGCGGGTCATATTCAAAAAAGAAGTTTCCCGTGTCGGGGAACGGCATAAGTCTGTCCATCGTCACTTATCCTTCTTTTCGTTCCGCTTGCTGATTGCCGCCGCCTTCTTCTTAGCGTCAGCCTTGCTCGAGGCTCCCCACGCCTGCAATGACTTCAGCAAGCGCGTCGGCTCTCCGTCCTTGTATTCCGGTCCCGGCATGTTTCCCATGCGCGCCAAAAACGACGCACGACGCGGGTTGTCGCCAGACTTCACAGGAGGCTTCAGATCGGAACCGGGATTAGCCGCCTCATAAGACTTGCGGCCCTTCTCGTTCAAGCCACCCTTGGCGTTCTTGCCAGCCTTGCGTGTCCATGCAGGCGTCTTAGCCATGAGCGGTCTCCTGTTTGCGCCGAAAATACGTTGATTGCGTCCGCAACGCAAACACTAGACGATGCCTTTGATGTGACGCTTGAGCGCCTGACCGGGTATCCACTTCGGCGCACGACCTCCGACCATCGCAGCTTGAGACGCAAACGTCAGGCACAACGCATCTGCCAAGTCAGGCGAACGCATACGACGCTTTCTCATGCTGTCCTTGCTCTCAACCTGAACCTTGCCGCTCGATGTGAACGAATAACGCGGCGCAACAAGCTCATGCCGCAGCTGGTCGTCTGCCGGCAGCTTCACTGCTCTCGTCGTCAGCCAATCCTTCACACTCAACCATAATTCATCACGCAGCTTGTTCGCGTTCGGGTTCATAGCCGACGCCTCTGCCACGTTCACATCTCGCACGTTGTAACCCATCTCGCGCAATCGGTCAGCCACACCAGAACCAAGACCGATCGTATCGACGCAAATCTCGTCAGGGTTGTCGATTTTCATTTCGTTCACGATCGCGCCCACAACTTGCATCGTGTCGAGACCGCCCCACGACTTCACGTCAAGCACAACATTCCCCTTGCGCTTCACAAGAGCCGTTCTGTCAGTGCCGAACCGCGCAACGTCAAGGCCATAAACAAGAGGATCATTAGCGCCAGCAACAATGTCACGCCCAATCGCCCCATCGACCAGCTCTGCCGGTATGAGCGTGTCGTCGTCGGCAAGTGCGAACTCGCCAAGAACACGAATACGAAAAGCGTTGCTGTCTTCACCATACGTCGCCTTGATCTGCTGAACGAAGTCAGCAGAAACGAGCGGAATATTCAAACAGGAGACGTGCATCCGATACCAATCGGACGCAAGATCGTGATGCGTTTTATAAAACAATCCGCTATTTCTAGTCGGGTTGCTAATCAGGATCGTCGATGCCGAGTGACCAGACATCGAACCCGCCGCCGCCTCGAAAACCTGTTCAGGAACGGCTGATGCTTCGTCCACCACCAGCAAAACGTGTTCGGAGTGGACACCAGCCAAAGCCTCGGGTCGCTCCGTCGAAGAAGTCCTAGCCGAGATAAACGAACTCTCAGGCGCACCTTTCAGCACAACACGATCGGAAAAGACCTCAAAGCTCTCGCGCAATACTGGCGGCAGCTTGTTGATCCACGTTTTCAGTTCCGAATACAGCGCATCGAACAGCTGTGCTGATGTCGGCGCAGTCACGACGCTCTTCTGCGGGTAGCGCGTCGTCATGTGCCATATCAAAGCCCACGAACACGCCGTCGATTTGCCAACACCGTGACCGGCGCGCACAGAGATACGACGCTCGCCACGCGCCAATGCGCTCAGAAAATCCTTCTGCCAAGGAAGAGGCTTCGCCTCCAACACATTCTCAACAAAACCGACAGGATCGCGCTCATACCGTTCAATGAACGCAACGAAATCGTTACCGCTTTCCTTTGCTGCCGTCGATGACATGAACCTCCCCCTTCGGCGGGTTGAGCATGTATGTAAGCCCCGCCATCGCCTGCAACAAGTAAAGCCTTGCGTCCTCGTCCCGCGTCACATCTACCTGATTTGCCAGATTGCACAACGCGCCAGCAAGCTGCGCCAGCTCGCTCTCCTGACCTACTACCACCACTTCGTCTTCCTCATCCATCGTCAGTCCCCATACATCGACCGCAGACTATCCATGCTGATGAAGTTATGCCCGACGATGTGACCGCCGCGTAACTCAAGATCAAAGATGCCATAGGACCAGCCCGTCGTCGCCGTCCCTGCATACGGCGCAACATAGCCTGTCGGCATCGCGCTTCCCAAGTTCAGCACCTCGATGTGCTGCGACGGACCGATCTTCGGCACTTGCTTAAACACAGCCCTGTGCGTGTGACCCCACACGATCGAGAACAACGCATCATTCCCAATCTGCTGCTCTGAGTTCTTGCCCGAATACGCCCGCCCCATGATCGTCTTCGGCGCATGCACAAACCCGACGCCACCGATAAACAGAAACTCACCATAAGGCTTCGCGCGCCAGTCATACCGCGCAAACACATCCTGCAACGCCTCAACGAACATGCCGTCAGCTTCGGGGTGCAAGTCCTGGAACCGATAAACACGGTCCTCATGGTTCCCCTCAACCACATGCAACTGGATACCGCTGCCCGAAATTTCCTTGTGGATAAGTCCTAAAGCCTCTTCCAAACTTTCGAGATCGCGCTTGTAGGACGGCTTCAGCGCCGCGCTCAAAGACCCGATCGGCTCATGGCTCGAGCAACTATGAAAGTCGCCAAAGTCACCGATCTGCACAACCTTGTCAGGCTTCGTCTTCGCAATGTGCCGGCCAAACCACTTGAACCGCTGCTTGTCCTGCGTCGGGCTGTCATGCACATCACCGATCGCGCAAACCCTGATCGTCTCTCCTTCAGGGTTGCTTCCCGCCCGCACCGACACACGCAACTTTGGCGCGGGCGAGAACTCAACATCACGCGGAACAAGCGTGATTTCGTCTAAAAACAGCTGATAAAGCTCAGGATGTGACCGCTCGATCGGTCCGCCCGCTCGCAGGCGCGTGTAGATCGTCCCCGTGCTGACGTTCAACTTCTTCGCCGTCAGCTGGATCGCATCGCTCTTCGGATGCCCCGCCCGCAACGCCTTCACCAAAGCATTGACCGTCTCTTCTGCAAGAGCTTTCGGTATCGGCGGCTGCGGCATCCAGATGGTCCGTCTCTACACCCGGCGGGCTTCCCGTGCGTGACCATTGCATCAGCACGCTCCAAAGTCCATGCGTCGGGCCAAGGTCCGCCGCGTAAGTCCATCCGTTCGCTGCGTATTCGGGAACGTCAGCATGTCTGACGTATCGGAACCAGCTAACGGACATCGAACAAATCAGCGTTCGCTGCCTTCTCGTCCTTAAAACGCTCCATCCGTGCGTATATGTCACCGATATACGTTTCGTCCTGCTCAATCCCAATCACGCGAAAACCTTCTTGAACGGCAGCTTGCAAGGTCGTGCCGCTGCCAGCAAACGGGTCAAGCACAGTCCCGCCCTTTGGCGTCACTAACCTCACCAAATACGCCATCAACGCAATCGGCTTGACAGTCGGATGCTTCGACCCGGCGCGATCAGCCTTGGAGGCTTTGGGGCAATAGAAAAAACGAGCCGCGCTGCCGCTGTCGCCAAAACGCATAGCAGGCCCACCAACCCAAAACATGCCGGACTTCCCGCCATGCGTTCCTTCGTCCGCACTGCGCGCCCGACCTGCCCCATGCGGTGACGGAAAACCCGCCAACACCTCATCACTGCCGTCATGGATCAGATTAGCGGGCCAGCGACCAAGCGCAGATGAACCGACTTCCCTGCCTGCAAAATCGCCATAGGCATTTTTCGCCATCTTGCTTGAAGACCAGCTTCCAGCGCCACCTAATCGGGGGTCATCAACGCTTGGGTCTGTTGGGATGCGCGATGCGTCGATATTTAGCGCCCCAGTGCCATGCGTCAGCACATTCTCCGCAACCGTGCCAATCAGCGGCTTACGCGCAACGCATATCGGCTCATGCGCTGGTTTTAGCGCCGTTCCCCATCCTTGCCATTCGCCGTCTAGGTTCTTCGACTTCGGAAAGCCGGAGCCATAAACCCACATGATCTGATCGCGGATTTCAAAGCCAGCATCTTCAATGGCGACCGTCATCCTGTGATACGTCCGGCTCCCGCTGAACGCCAGCAAATGCCCGCCCGGTTTTAGAACGCGCAACGCCTCGCGCCACAGATCAACGTCATAGGCAATTCCAGACGCATCCCATGACTTACCCATAAACCCTAGCTCATAGGGCGGGTCAGTCACGATTGCGTCGATTGAGGCGTCAGCCAGATCGCGCAGCTTCTCCCGGCAGTCCCCATGCAACACTTCCCACTGCATCACTTCTCTCCATTTTTATTTTTTAATTTTTTGGCGGGGCGTCGTTTAGGCTTGCCGGGGGGTGGGGGGTCTGACGGTTTTTCGTCCGTAGACGTAGAAGGGTGCGCCGCCAGCGCCGCCCCTCCCCCATCGGGGGAGCCGGGGGGGGCTGCGGCATCGACAGCCAGCGGGACCGCCTCGATCGCCGGCATCGACGCACCCGACCTTTCACCTGAAAAGGTTGGATCGCTAGTAATATCAATGGCTTGTGCGTCGATATACCCGAGATCGTTACCCGATCGACGTGCAGACAGCGCACGCAGCGCATCGAGATGCAGCTGATGTGTGTGCGTGACGTTCGCTTCGACGATCTGCTTATCGCCATAAACCTTTGGCAACAAACGAGAAGCCGTCCACTTCATTGCGTCGATGGCAACGCGAGCTGCGTCTGGTGGAACCTGACCGCTGATAACCTGTTGAGATAATTGAGCAATTTCGTCTGCGTGGTTCAACGCTCGCTGCTGGATCGCGCGCGCGTAGCGGTGCTCAAATACCGCGTCTTCGCTGATCCAACGCCATACGAAACCGAATGAAGGCATGTCGTCGTCATTGCAGATGCTCTTTACCGATCTGCCTTCTGCGATGCGCTGACAGATTTCTTCCATGAGTTCGGGCGACTTGATTGACGGACGACCTACCTTCTTCGTCTCAACTTCGCTCACTTCGCTTTCCTCTTCCCACTGATCGGGAACCAAATCACATTCCCTGTCACCTTGATCGTCCTTAGCCGACCATTGCTCTGCACGGCTATAACGCGCACAGACGGCTTCTCCGGTTCGACCAGCACGTCATCCATCAAATCCGCAAGAAGCCTGTCTACGGCCTCCTGTGCCTCGTTTTCGTCAATTCCACGGAATGTCATCATCCAGCTCCGCAATCCCTCCGACCTTCTCGACGGTCGCGCCGGGAAACAGGCTCTTCGTCTGGCTGATGACCCTGTTCCCCTGAAACTCGTCCCACACTAGCAGCAGCTCTGCCAAAGTCACGACATGGCCTGCGTCCGTGCTGTCGTGCGCGACCTTGTTCACGTCAGCCCTGTCGAGGACGACCGTGTATGTCGTGCCTCTGTGCTTGGTAGACCAGACGCCTTCAGGATGCTGCTTGTGACCGGCTTCGGTCGCTGCCTTGTCGAGCGCGTGCCAGCCACGGATCACGACCGCAGCCTTGCTGACGACAGCCTCAAGATCGTTCGCCCTGATCGCCTCGTCGAGCTTGGCTCTGGCTGACGAGAACTTCGCCGCCATCTCCGGCGAGACGAGACGCGGGAGACGACCGACGCCCCACTTGCCTTCCATCTCGACGGCCACCCGATCGACAGGCTCGAGCGCATCTTGCACTGGCCCTTTGTCGATGATCGGCAGCGGCGTCATCGCCCTCTCCATCACCCTGCCCATTCGGCCTCCGCCAAGCGATAGGAATACCGATCGCGCTGCTCGACGAGGCCAGCCGCAACGAGCGCATCAACCGACCGATAAAACGCTTTGCGCTTGTTGTCCCCTTGCGCGTCTGTGGTTTCGTAAAACGCGGTTCGCCATTCCTTCTCAGAGACGACATCTGCCCCTGTCTTCTCATGCGCTGCCTTGAGCGCCTTCATCGCCTGCCAGCGCCTGAACGTGACTGCTGGCTCCTTTTTCAAACCGTATTTGTGAGTGATACGCATGGTCAGTTCTCCTTCGTTAGAGCCACTGTCCACTATGTCCGTTATGTCTGATTTGTCCATTGCGCTTTCATCCTCCCTCAACACCATCCTTCAGCACCTACCCGAAAAATCCGGACACTCGGACACCCCTAAGGGTGTGTCCGTGTCCGTCCGGACATTTACGTTCGCCAAAAACTGTCCGGTTTTTTGTCCGGAACTGTCCGGAAAATCCTAAGCATTTGAAATCCAACACCATTTCGCCCACATGCTTATTTGTCCGGACTGTCCGAGGTCTTTGACCGCCCGATCGAAGGTTCTCCGCGCGCTGTCGCCTTCAAGATGGGACATTGCGTCGAAATATGTCCTCCAAACTTCAAGCTGGACGACCGATTTATCAGCCGGAATTTGGTCTAGTCCGACCTTCTTGCCCTGCTCCTCGATCGCCATCTTGAGAGCATCAAGAGCCTTCTGCTGGTTCACCGACATGCGCTTCTTGCGCTTCGGTTCATGCGCCTCGTTCAGCGGATGCACGACCAGCGATGTCGCGTCAGGGTCGATCTGGCTGACGTGCATGAGGTCGAGACGGAACGACCATGAGAGACCATCCATGCCGTCCTTCTGCTTCGTTGACTTGACCGTGCAGACGGGTTCTTCGGCCTCGTCGTCAGAGATGCGCGTCAGCTCGAGTTCGGCATCGACGGCTGCTAGAAGTGCCGACGACCCACGCATCCCACGGCTCTCATCCTTGCCGGTGTGATGGACGACGCAAACTGTGCAATCCAGCGCATCTTGCAGCGCCGCCATGACGCTGACGAACTGCATCATCTCCGCTGACGAGTTCTCCTCGCCGCCTGCATAGGCTCTGGCGAGCGTATCGACGAAGATCACGGCAGGCTTGATGTTGCGCTCACGGATCACCTCAATCAGCGCATTGAGATCGTCGAGGCTGCTGCGAAGGTTCATCTGCGCCTTGACGAAATGCACTGGCAGATCGTCGGGAAGGTTGTATCGCTGCATGAGAGCATCACGCCGCCGCCGTAGACCAGCACCGCCTTCCAGCGCCAAATAGACGACATCGCCCTGCTCGACGCTGCACCCAAACGCTTCACGTCCTGCTGCAACCATCGCCGCTAAATACATGGCGAAGAATGATTTTCCTGCGCCAGACTTGCCGTAGATTGCTGAGAAGGACTTAGCCGGCAGCATGTCCTTAACGAGCCATTTGACCTTCACATCCTGCAGGTCGTGCCACGGCACTAGGTCGATGCGACGTTTCGGCTGCTCGACCAGCATCCGTTCAATAGCCTGCTCTGCTGTAGCAATCGGCGCTACATCGACAGGCTGCTGAAACAGACGCTCTGTGACTGTGGGCTGCTTCGGTAGGACAGCCCGTGCTGCGGCCTTACGATCGCCGTTGTGGTCGAAGATGGCGACGAGATCGAACGGATCGCTGACGCGGTTTGAGAGCGGATCGGCAGCGCCGTGATGCGAGAAGACGCACCAATCGCCACGCGCGCCACGAAAAACGACGACGCCCGGTGTGCCGCTTTCTGAGCCGGGACGTATGTAGCGATATTTGTCGCCTTCCTTGAATACGAACTTATAGCCTTCGCTCTCGAGCTTGCCGCGAACCCACTCAAGACTGTGCTGCTTGTTGAAAGCGTCGATGTCGCCGGATGATTGATTAACAGGATTGCTGACGATCGACTGCTCGACCTGTTCCCGCTTCTGACGCTCCTTCGCCCATGCCATAGCCTCGCTGACCGGGAAGGCATGACCATCCTCATTCACATCAGCTAGGAAGGCGTCAGGCTGCTCTACGCGAGGCAGATACCACGGCTGCGACCATTTGCTGTTCTCGGTCACATCAGCCAGCCAGACGCCCTGTGCGTGAAGCTGCGCGAGTATCCAATGGACGCAGGCTTCCAGCTCCTTCTGCGACTTCAGACGCGCCGGAATGACGATGCGGTATTTCCAATGAGGCTGACCGCCTCCATTGACCGGGCGATAACTGTGCGACGTGTGAGCGATATAAGCGATATTCATACGGCGCAGTGCTTGGCAAACCTCCAGCATCGGAGGCGCGCCAGAGATGATCTCGCCTGTTTCGGGGTCGATGCGGCTGTCGCCGTCGAGAATGAGGAGTTCAGCTGTGCGGAGGTTTTCATCCGCACGCTTCGGGGCGACGAGATCGCCGCCACGGATGTAATAGCTGCCGTCCTTACCGCCCTGCTTTGGTGAGCGCAGGCGAGCGGCGAGCTGCTGGAACGTGTAATCCTTGACCGTGAGAGCCGTGTCCGTGCGGCCACCCACAGCAAATGCGAGCTTCATGCAATGCTCGGTGATGCTTTTGTTTGTGTTTTCTGATACTGCTTCGGTCATGCCGTGCTACCCGATCCCCCCTAGTGCGGCGAACTAAAGGGCAGGCCATACCCGTGAGCCTGCCCTTTTTCTTTGCTTAGAACTCGTCGTCTGACGCTGCAACAGGCTTCGGAGCCGGAGCAGGCTTAGGAGCTGGCGCAGGCGCAGGAGTTTCGGCAGCGCCGTCCATTGCATCGGGACGAGCCACCCACGACACGATCGACCACTTCGGAGCCTTAAAACGCAGCTCACCTTGCGGAGAGTTGATCTTTACGGTCTCGAGACCGGCCACCTCAACCACAGGAACCTTGCCGGGGTTTGCACCATGATCGGCAAGAAATTGATTGTGGAGAGTGTCGATCGAGCGCAGCAGCGTCTTCGACGAATGGCTGAACTCACGCAGGCCGAGAGACTTCGAGTAGATGCGGATGCGGAACGCCTGCTTGTGTTCGGGCGACGGCTGCGCCGGGAGACGTTCGCCGTATTTGACCATGTGGAAGTCAGGCGCACCCGACGAGAACGACAGCCAGCCCACTTCGATGTTGTCGAAGTCGAAGATAGCTTTGAACGGGAGAGCGACTTCCTCCTCGACGTTCTCCCACATGCCGTCCGTGCCTTGTTCCCGCTTGCGTGCGATGAAGTCGCCAGACTTCGCATCGAACTTCACGATCGGCAGGATGTCGCCAGACGAGCGACCTTCAGTATTGAACCCTAATGCCACGATAGAACCCTTTCGTTCTTAGACCATAGTGCTGCTGAACCCCGCAGCCGGGATTAGTAAGTCGCGCCATACCAAGCGATGAGCGCGGCATCTGACCGGCCATCGTCACGTTTGCGCGCAAATAGAGATGCGTGTGCGGGGAAGAGTTCGACGGCACGCAGACGCGCTCCGTCTTTGCCGCCACGCAGGCTGACGGCTTTCTGCCACGCTTGAGGCGTGACGTAGTTCAATGGGACGTTGAGGCCAGCCAGCACGCCTTCGACGAGGCCGACGCCACGACCGAACTGGAACATTGAGCTGACGCCCTGACCCGGCATCGCGCCGACCTTCTCGATCCATGCGACGTTCGGCTTGAAGTCACGAATAGCTGCGGCAACGAAATGCGGACTGATCTCACGCTTCAGCTTGCCGCCGCGTTCGATCTCAATGACAGGCATATCGACGATCTCGAGCGTGCCGGCTTCCATGTTGAAGAACGCCAGTGCGCCTGATGCGCCGGGGTCGATGCCGACGATCACCGCTCGACCTCGACAAGCACGTCAGCGCCGACAGCCTCGAGAAGCCGCAATGCTGTGTCTAGGTGGATGCCGCCACCATTGTTCTTCACGAACCAATAAGCTCCATGCGACAGGCCAGCATCGGCGCACAGCTTTCGCTGCGATAGGCCCTGCCTGACGCGCTCTTTCTCGATGAACCGAACGATGTCTTCGGCTGACTGAATTTCGATGGTCATGCAGTTACCTCCACCTCGGCCAGAAGCGGCACACCGCCGTAAATGCGCTGTCTGGCTATCTCTGCATATTCGGGATTGAGTTCGCACAGGACGGCGTTGCGTCCGTGCATGGCAGCGACCATCCCTGTTGTTCCAGAACCGCCGAACGGGTCAAGGACAGTGCCGCCGATGGGGCATCCGGCAAGGATGCAGGGTTCGATTAGGTCTGGCGGATAGACCGCGAAGTGAGCGCCCCTGAACGGCTTTGTCGTGACAGTCCAAACGCTGCGGCGGTTTCGCTTTCCATCAAATTCACGCATGCCAATCGGGCGCGTATGAACCTGATCCGTAGCCAGCAATGTCTCGTTCTTTTTTCCGCCAAAAGCTGATTTGTATCTTGCCGCGCTGCCTTGCGGGTCGGCACTTTCCTCGCGCATCGCCTCGCTGTCGAAGTAATACCTTTCCGACTTGGCCAGCAGGAAAATGTATTCATGCGCCTTCGTGCAGCGATCACGCACGCTCTCAGGCATCGGGTTCGGCTTGTGCCAAATGATGTCTTGCCGCAGATACCAGCCGTCAGCTTGCAAGGCCAAGGCAACACGCCACGGGATGCCAACAAGCTGTTTTGATGCGCCGTAACTATCGCCAAGGTTCAGCCATAACGTGCCGTCATCACGCAGGACACGACGCACTTCACGGAACACAGCGACCATCTCAGCCACAAAATCGTCTGGCGTCTGCTCAAGGCCAATCTGCCCATCGACGCCGTAATCGCGCAGCCCGAAGTAAGGCGGCGACGTAACGCAGCAATGAACAGAAGCATCAGGCATTGCCTTCAAAAGCTCCCGGCAGTCTCCAACTTGAATTGACACTGACAACGAACCAATCCTCCCTGCTTCGCTTGTGTTAGCTAGAACGCCTTGCGCTCTAGACGCAAATACTGACGCCTAGAGCGCAAACTTATCCACAGCTTTTTACCAAGCAGGGTCCAGCAGCGCCCATGACGGGACCGAGATCGTCTGGATGTCGGGCGAGTAGCCGTGCCAGACGGAAGGCTCGCTCGCCTGCCTGAAGGCGGCAGCAGCCTTCTCCATCAGCATGCGGCCAGTGTGCAGGCTGGCTTCGTCGAGACGGTAGATGCCGATCGCATAAGGCGGCTCGCTCTCCACCGCAATGAACGTGAAATGGTCAGCGTCCCATCCCGTGACTTCACGATAGCCCTGAAGGTAGTGCGCCGCCTGCATGTGATATTTGAAGCCAGCGATGTTGCGGGCGAAGCCATCAGGCGATGCGTCTTGCGTCGTCTTGATGTCGATGATCCCGTCGCCTTTGTAATAATCAAAACGCGCCTTGCACGGGATACCGCCATGCGCCTGCCACAGCATCGACACTTCCGACTGCCCGTCCTTCAGCAGCTCGCGCGCTTGCGGATGCTTGTAGACGGCATCGGTAATCGCCGCAGCTTTGTCATAGGCATCGGCATCGAGGATCAGCTTGCCGGCGTTCTCACGCTCGAATAGCTCAAGCGTTTCCTTGCCGACCTTCGTGCGCTTATCAACCTTCGGCGCGCGGGCGATCTCCGTGTCGGCTTTCTCCGGCTCGAGGATCATCGTGTGAACCGCTGTGCCGAGACGCATCGCTGCTGTCGGCTCCATCGGCTTTTCTTTCTGCGCCAAATAGTGCGCTGCCGATCTCAGCAAATGCTTCGCACCGCTCGCAGAGAGCGCGTCGATCGCGTGATAGTCGGGGGCTGGCATCCCCGTGTAGACGCCCGGTGTGATTGTCATTTCTCTCTCCCTCATTGGCGCACATCAGCGCCGCCGTGAACAAGCCGACCAGATTTCCGACGAGCAGACCGACGACGAACCAGAGAACGCTCATTGCGTCTGCTGGTGCTGCGGCTGTTGCTGACCGTGAACGATCCGATCCATGTCGATCTTGCGGATCAGGATGCGACGACCAATGCGAACGGACGGGAAAACTCCGGCTTCGATGTAGGAGTAGAGGCTTCGTTTCGAGATGCCAAGAACTTTGGCCGCTTCGGCCACACTTATGCACAGGGACGACATGACAGCGTAAAATCGTGTTGTGTGTTGGGGGAAACAGAATGTGCAGCACCCGCAACCAGCCCACAACAGCGAGCGTGAAGAAGATGCGCGCATAAGTATTCTCCGCACAAACGGCACAAAATGAGCACGCGAAAAAACGAGACAAATGGCTGGATACGAGATGCTTTAAAGCAGCATGGTTATTCGCAGCGCGACCTTGCGCGCGCATGGGGAATTGCTGATCCGAGCGTGTCTCGATTTATCTCTGGCGAGGAAGGCGTCGATCCGCCGCTGTCGCGTGCTGTGACGCTCGCCACAATGATCGGGATTTCCCTAGATGACTTGGCGCGCGGATTAGGGTTGAAGGGACGGCGCGTCGAGCCGTCCGTTCATGTTGAGAACACAGCGCCGGCTGTCGGCACATTCAGCATGACCGTGCAAGAACCCGGCGTCGTGCGCGTGCTGATGTGTCAGGACGTTTCGTCTGAAACGGCGTCAGAGTTGATCGCCATCCTCGGGGGGAAGCGGGCGAAGGTTAAGACGTGACTTGCCCTTCTTGCTGACGATCGGCTCGACCTTTGGAAGATCGACGGCAGCATATTCTCCGCACCAATAGGCGGCAGCAACCTTCACTGCTTGCGGGAAGCGAAGGCAATGGCCGATAGATGTGCCGCGATAGTATCGGCACGACGAGCAATTATTCGACATCAATGATCTCCTTCACCAGCACGACGATCAGAACAGCTGCCGCAGCTGCTATTGCCACAACGAAAAAACTCAGCGTGATGTTGCTCATCACTCAATCTCCTCTATTGCACACTCCGCTGCATAGCGAACTTCAAAACGCTGCTTGTAGTTTCCTGTTTTGAAATATCGCAGCGCAGCCAGCGCGCGCTCCTTGTCACGCCGCAGCCTTTCGATCTCGTCGGCAGCTTCCGTGTAGGTCTGATAGACCATCGGGAAGCGATGCCGATCGACGACTTCAGCACCCTTACGCATGCGAAGAACGACATCTGTTTTCTGCGTCATTACTTCCCCTCCCTAAGCGCGGCGCGGGCAAAGAAGTCTCCGTTGCGGTATTTCCTGCGCCACGGAACAAGGTCACGAAGATCAGCGATTGTTAGCTTGTCTAGCCCAATGCGCTTGTCGTTGATGACCCAAAAATGTTTTCCGTCGATAGGTCCAGTTAATCCAAGCGGTTTCATTCCTTCCCCTCCCCAAGCGCGGCGCGGGCGGTATATAGCTCTGCAATTTCCGTTGCAACATCACGACACTCACAATTAGCCTCGAAATACCCACCCGTTTTGCGGCAACAAAGTGAGTTGCAAAGTCCCGTCAGAATATGGGCAATGTCGCCAATTAGCTTATTATCGGGACGCAGCGCCTTACGCAGCCGCTCTATTTCGTCGGCGGCAGCCCAATACATCGTTTCGTTTGCAGGAAGCAGATATTCATTTTCTTCCGCTGATTGCCGAAGCTCTTTAACAATGTCGCTCATTCCTTCCCCCACCCAAGCGCGTCTAGGCGTAGTATGATCGCCATGATTGCAGAGAACATCCAATCCGCCATATCCGCGCCTAAAAAATATTGGATAATTGCGGTGATTGATAACGCGAATGCACAGAACCAGATAATCGTTGTCATCATTCTCCCTCCCCAAGCGCGGCGCGGGCTTTATTGATCCGCGATCTCAACGCAGACGGGTCGGCCATCAATCCATCCTCCATTTGCGTTAGCAAATAAAGGGCATGCGGCAAAAGTAATTCCACAGCCTCACGCAGCCGCTCTATTTCGTCGGCTGCTGCCCAATACATTGTTTCGTTTGCCGGAAGCAGATATTCATTTTCTTCCGCTGATTGCCGAAGTTCTTTAACAATGTCGTCCATGTTCTCCTCCCTGCACATCTTCGACTTCTAGCTCGACGCCAGCCTCCTTCATCATCTGACGCGCGACGACAAAGTTCTCGTATTCCATATTCGTCAGACCGGGACCGCACACGATCTTGCTGACGCCGGCATTGATGAGCATCCGTGTGCAGTTGGCGCAGCACAGATGCGTGACATAAACCGTCGCACCGTGAAGCGTTTGCCTCGCCGCATGTGCGACGAGGTTTTCTTCAGCGTGTGCAGTCCAGAGATATTTGCCGGGTCGCTGCATGCGGCACGGCTGGTCATCGACGCCTCGAGGCAGACCGTTGTAACCCGTCGATAGGACGGCGCGTGATGTCGGATCGACAGCCACAGCACCGACCTTCGTAGACGGGTCTTTCGACCAGCCTGCAACATGCGCCGCAAGATCAAGGAAGCGTTGATGCCACTTCATAGCTTCACCGCGATGTATTCGTAATCATTCACGGCATGCTTTTTCTGGATCAGCGTGATCTCGCGCTGGTAGAAAAGCTCGTAAGCCATATCAGCCAGAAACCCTAGCTCACGCTGCTTCACTGTCGGCTCATGCCGTGATGGGGCATAACGATCAAACGCAAGATCACCGCGATGGTAGGTATAGCGATAACCTTTCTTCGCGCTTTTGAACCACGCATGAAATTCATTCATCATGGCGTGACCTCACGAACAGACCGTCGAGCAGTTCTGCCCGTTCTGGCAGCACGTCACGCAGACGATCACTTTGCCGTTCACGAAATAGGTCGATGTCGAACAGGCGACAGCGACAGTCGGGGCCAGTAGGAACACAGTCAGTCCAAGTGCAGTTAATAAACGGCGCATCTTCTCTCTCCTTCAGTTGATGCTGGCGTCTTCGGGAATGTCATTGATCTCGAGTAACGCGGCGAGCAAAGCATCGGCGCAGTCTTCGTGACCATTGACGTATAAGGCTCCAACAGCTGCCTTTATGATTTCTTGAAAAACAGCGCATGCTGGTGTTTCTGTGTGGTCGCTGATGTTCTCAGCGAGCGTGATGACGACATTTGCAATCTGCGCGCAGCGGACGCGCACGTTGCTGCTGAAGTCGGCGTTAATGGTTTGTTCGTCCATCTGCCATCGCTTTCAGTGTTGAGTTCGCACGCATGCCGCACGGACTGTCCTTGTATTGCTGCTCCGTGCAAGGAAGCTGGCAGTTGCAGGAATAAAACTCAAGCGCCCGCTGGCACATCTGCAAGGCTTCGACAGCGACCCTGAAGCCTTGTGCATCGACAGGGTCTTGCGATGTGCGCGCCAAGAACTCAAACTGCTCGATCAGGCTCTTCATGTCGCAGCGTCCTTGAGAGAGGCCAGCTCTTCCTCCGTCAGAACGGGAGCCTGCTTTGCCAGTTGCGCCAGCAGCTCGTCTTCCATGTTCTTGACGATCTCGACGCGACGGACCTCACCAAGACCATCGAAATGCTGTCCGGCGAATGTCCCGACAAAGGCGAGGTAGTTCACGCCGTCGAGGATGTTGTCGTCGTATGTCGGCGTCTCGATGTGCCGAGCCAGCTTCGTGCAGAGATGGATCATGCTGATCTCATACGGCGTCACGTTGCGGTTCAGCATGATCGACGCGAGCGATGCGATGCGGGCGAAGTTCTTTTCTGGCGAGGCATATTTCTTCTGCCTCTCGTCCATCGTCTCAACAGCCTGCTTTAGAGTGTCGCGGTAGTGCATGCCTTGTCCTCCGATTTTTCTTTCATGATGGCTCTGATGCCCCACAGAACCGTTGTGTGGTCGCGCTGCGTGAAGCGTCCGATCTGTGGCAGGCTCATTCCGTCCTCCCACAGCTTCAGCCAGACTTTCCGACGTGGCGGGTGCATGACAGCGCGCCGATCTTTTGCCCATAGCTTTTCCCATGTTGTGTCGAACTCCTCGAGAATAGGAAGGACGATCGCTTTGCGGCGGATCGAAAGCGGGCAGTTCTTCAGCCGTCTGCGCTGCATATCCTCAACGGAGATCGGCGTCTCTGGCACAGGCTTCGGCATCACATAATCTTCAACAGGTTTGGGAGCCTTGACATTCTTCACAGCTGGCGCTGGAGCTGAGTTAAGCCGTGCGCGGACTGCTTTGTAATGGTTGATGAGGTTTGTCATCCGTAGTTCTCAATCACGAATTTCTTTGCGCCTTCTAGGGTGTAGGTATGCGTCAGATGACCATGCACACTGACGGCGCGATACGAGCGTTCTGCTCTGCTGATGCGGACAGGCTCAATGAAGCCTGCCTCCTTTCCGAAATAGAAGACGGTCCAAGACCCGTCATCGTTCTTGCGAATTTCTATCGCCATCACTCGTCCTCCTCGACCCACTTGAAGGCGTAGAGATCAGCTGCGTGATGATCGTTCTCGCGCACAATGAGCGTGACTTCATCACCGTTGCAGATGCCTGCATCTTTCAGCTTGTCTACAACGTGCGGAACAATGAATACGATAAGCGCGTCATCTGTCACGCCGAACGAATAGTCAGCGTTCTGGTGGATGCGCGTGATCTCAACGCGCTGCTTCCATGATTTCTTAGGCTCAAGAACAGGCTTCGGGTCTGGCTTGTAGGCACGCACTGGCTCCTCCTGAACAGGATCAAACTTGCGTTCACGCGCCTCAATCTCTTCTTGGCGCAGCTCCCATGCGCTCTTCGGACGCGGGTTGCTTTCAATGAACTCAATGAGATCGTCGATGCGTGAAGCAGACGGCGCGTGCTTGTAGTTCAGCCAGTTGTAGACGGTCTGATCTATGACGCCCATCTGGCGAGCCAGCTGCGGAACTGATCCGGCTTTGTTAAGAGCTGTGACGACGAGTTGTGCTGGAAACATTGCGTAGGGTTCCTTTTGTTACGGTAGGAAGTTTTCTGCGACGACCATCAAGACGAATGACCAGAACAGGCCGATCCAGAGAATGTGTGGGATGCGTATTTCGTTCATGACGTTGTCTCCTCTTCCGAGAACAACACTTAACGCCTTGCGCCCTAGACGCAAGAATTATTTTCAAGAGGATGGCCCGAAATGGGGTGGGGGCGTTCTGTCGGGAGGAGAGGAGATACAGAACGCCCCCGGCGTCGGGAGGACGCGCCAACGGGGAGCATGGCTCTACCCGTCAGGGGAAGATGCCATATGTGCGCGTGTCGCACAATCTACTTGCGTCTAGCACACAAGGCGACTATTGTTCGGGGTAACGGGAAGGAGAAACCCATGAACGTGACCCTGTTTGAACGTAGCCCCGGCGTCTGGCGCATCCGCATCGAGACCAAGGAAAACGGTAAGCGGAAGTTCCGCACCGAGACGCTAAAAGGCACTGCGCTTGATGCCGAAGCCCGCAAGATCGAAATCCTGAAAGATCACCGCTCTGGCGATCTCGTCCACATCACGGACGACACCGTGAAGCAGCACTGGACGAAATGGCAGAACCGCCGTGTCGCCCTCAACCAGATCAGCGAGCTGACCTTCCAGAGCCAAGAAAACCTCATCAAGCCGTTTCTTGCCGACTACGGATCACGCCGCCTGCGCGACATCACGAAGGACGACATCGAGGACTTCTACCTGACCCGCATCCGCAAGGTTGCTGCCGGGACGATGACGATCACGCATCACCATCTCAAAGCCATGTTCAATCAGGCTGTGACAGCCGGCGTCCTGACCAAGAACCCGATGAAGCGGGTCTCCGCTCCCAAAGGCGACAGCGAGGCGCGTAAGCCTCTTGAAAAGAGACACATCAAGGCGCTGCTTGCTTACGCAGCAGACAAGCCGTTCCTTGGCCGCATGGTCCGTCTGGCTCTTGCCACAGGCATGCGTCGTGGCGAGATGTGCGCCCTGCGCTGGTCCGACATCGACATCGAGACCGGCATCATCCATGTCGCCAGAACGGTTGTTCGCGTCGGCGCGAGCGAATACGAGAAGAAGCCAAAGACGGCGAAGTCGATCCGCTCAATCCGCATGCCGAAGTCCCTATGGGACGAGCTGAAGGCGGCAGCTGGCAAGCCAGACAAGCACGTCCTTCAGACCGTTTGGGGCGATCGTCCGACGCTCTCTTACATGACCAGCGCCATGAAAGACGCCCTGCGTGCGATCGGCCTCGACGAAGGCTATTGCCTGCACTCCACCCGCCACGCTCATGCCACACATCTGCTGCGCGAGAAGATGCCGCTGAAGGCTGTCTCAGAACGCCTCGGCCATGCCAACGTCGAGGTGACGATGACCGTCTATGCCGGCGTCCTGACAGGCGACGATCAGGAGCTTGCCGACAGCATGGACCGCATCGTGAACGGGTAATGACCCGGCTTTACCCGTGCCGGGTAACGGTTTCGGGTAAAGCCTTCACTAACATGCAATGATATCAATGCACTTAGAGTGATATCCCACCTTCATGTGAGAACCGGCCTCGCGTGCTATCTAGTTGATTTTCGTGCAATCAGCGATGCGGTAAGTGCAAAAAAGAACCCCCTTTGCAGGGGGTTCGGGTAACGGATCGCAATAGGTTGGATTTAACGCCGTTTCTGAGGTTCTTCGACCCTGACGCCCATAGCCTGAAGACGGGGAGAGATCGCCCCATAATACTCATTCAGCTCTGGTCGAATTTCCTTCTCGTCAGCATAGATCGTCCCAAGACGACCTAACCACGGACCAAGACCGTTCGGATTGTTCTGAGCGATCTTTGTGCCGTCAGTCACCCACTTCACGAAGCGCGGACTTTCCATCAGCTTCAGCATTGTGCGCCCGCTGACAAGGCCGACGACTGTGCCTGCCGTCAGCCCTTGCGCCGGAGTTCCGTCGATTGAGCTGCCGACGCTTTCGATCGCGCCAGCACCGAGCAGGGTCCAGATTGCATTGTTTGTCGTGTTGCTGAAATTCAGCTTTCCAGACGCAGCCTTGCCGGCAGATGCGATCTTGAACAAGTCCTCGAGATCGTCCAGCGACCGCTCATATCGGGAGCCACCAAACAGCACCTTCTTCGCGCTGTTCGACATCTTTTCCCAATTATTCGCAAATGTCAGCATGTCGAAGTCAGCGACCTCGTCGATGCTGCCCGTTGCGCCAGACCGCTTCGTGCCGAGCTGCTGGATCGTCGAGGCGACAACCGTGTCCCATTCTTCAGGTTTAAGGTTGCGGCGCAGCTTGGCTAGGTTTGACACGCCTTCGCGCGTGCCGCTCAATGCGAAATTTGCAGCCTGAACGTCTGTGCCTTTTTCGGCAAGCTGCGTCAGGAAGTCGATGTTCCCTGTGCCACGCTGCATCCGCACATAGCGATCCATCAGCTGCGAAGCCTTCTCAGCATCAGGGCCAGCAGCCTTAGCTGCCGCGTTGATGTCTTGTGCAAGCGCACCGTAAGCACGGGTCCAGAACTCACCGCCAGCACCGCTGTAGCCGCTGATGTCGGGACGCGCCAAATCCTGACCGAGAGCTGTGCGCTCCTTGCGGATCGTCCCGAACTGGATGCCGCCGCTTTGGTCAACGTCTGCCGCAACACGCTTCAAACGCTCAAGCGGACCACGCAGGATCGGTCCCATCGTATTCGGATCGGCAGCAAGGCGTTGCTCATATTCAGAGATCAGCGCGCGCACGTTCGGCGCATCAACGCGCGTCGTCGGACCGATCGCGTTATCAAGCGCCGTGTCGAGCTGGCCGATGCGCTGCTGGAAGCGTTCGCCAGCGCCTTGTGCTGACTGTCGCAAGAAGCTGCCGAGAGGCCCACGTTCAAAGATGACCTCGCCACCCGGCCCTGCGGCTTGCTGTGCCACCTGTGCGCCACGACGAGCGAAGTCAGTGCCAAGCTGCTCATACGCTTGCTGCACAGGACCGCCGATCGGGGAAGCCGTCGATGCCGCTTCAACACGCTGCACCATTGGATTGTTTGATGCGACACCGAGCGGCAAGAAAACGCCCTGACGTTGCCCTGCTTGCGCCACATCTTCGCCTTTTGTGACCATGCCACGAAAGCGTTGCGACACAGGGCCGGCAATAGCCTGCACAGCGCGAGGAATTGCCTCACCCACTGCCTGACCTGAAGCGTTTAAGCCAATGTCTAGCGCCGTGTCGCGCAGCACCGCACCGGGAGAACGAGTGCTTTGAACGCCGAGCGTTTGACTTGCAAGCATGTCCCAAAGCGTGCGCGCGCCGCCACCGCCCAAACCAGCACCAGCAACCGTTCCCCCCGGTCCTAATGTTGTTCCGGCAGCTGCGCCCATTGCGCCGCCAACAGCTTCAACAATCTCAGGGGTTGCGCCAGCAATATCGCCAACAGTCGGAAGCGGGATGCCGAACATGCGCGAGTTTTGCTCGTTGAACATCGTCGGACGGCCCGTCTTCGGATCAGTGAAAACGAAATTCCCGTCACCATACGGTTGCGCGTCAGGGTAATACTGACGGATCGTTGCGAGCTTATCTTGTGATGTGCGAGCTGTTCCAGCAGCCATGCGCGCAGTAGCGCCTGCTCCTGTCGTCTTGTCGATCGCTTCGTCGTAAAGCCGACCAGCTTCGGAATTAATTTCTTCGCGCGACATCGTTTCTGGAAAACGCACACGCCCTACGCCGGGAATGTTGACGACTGTTTCGGCCATGCTTCGGCCTCCTTACCTATAGGTGCGGGTGCGCGGATCGTAGGTATAGACAGGCGTGTTGTCGCCGCTTCCAGAGGCTTGCGGAGTTGCACCACCAGCTTGCGAAGTTTCTGCGCCTGTCTGGCGAAGAGCTTGAGGCACGTTGCCGCTTAAGCGACCTTCAAGATCACGACGAGTGCCGGTTAGAAGCGCACGCAGAGCAGCTGACTGCCCTCTGAAATATCCAGTGCCACCATAACCGCGAACGATCGTGCTAAGGCGCGTCGGATCGTTCAGCAAATCCATGATGATGCGTTCGTCAGGACCGTTTAAAACGCCGAGATTGTTTGCCTCTTTCGCTTTTAGCTTGAACTGGTTGTAAAGCGTTGATTGACGACCGCCAGCTTCGCCCATTGCTCCGACTTGGAAACCGTTTTTCTCAACGTCTTCGACAAGCGCAGCAATGTTGTTTTCAAGGTCTTTGATCGTCGTAAGCTGTGTTCTGATCTTCTCAGCTTCACCGGGCGTCACGACATACGGAGACGATCTGACGTTATCGCCGCCAGTTGGAGCTGTAGGACGTTCACGCAAGTTTGCAGGAGGCAAAAAGCCAGCCGATGCAGGATCAATACCGGGCTGCATCTCGATGACCTTCGTGCCATCAGGACGCACAACCTCAGTCGGCGTTGACTTCGTTGCAATCTGCCACGCAGCCGCATAACGCGGCGAGTTGCGGAGTGCTTCAGCTTCAGGCCCTTGCGCGTTGCCGGCTTCAAGGATTTGCAAAGCCATGCCACGCTCGCTTGTGCCGTATGGGCTTTTATTCGATTGAGCGATAGCAACAGGGTTGCCTTTTTCGTCCCATTTATAAACGGTCCCGCCGCTTTCAAATGTTTTCGGCGTAGCAAGATTTCTCTGACGCTCCATAATCTCAAGCTGCGTTGCAAGCGTCTGCTGCGGATCGCGCGTGCGGATCGTGCGGATCGCCTGACGAACATCAGACACACCAAGACCAGCCGGGTTGAACCCGTATTTCTGCTGAAACGCGACAGGGTCTTTCAAATCTTCGCGGATGCGCTTGTCATCCTGCATCTCTTCCATGCGGGACTGATACTGCGCCTGCATGAGACGCCGCTGCGCTGAGTTATAGAGATCAGTATTCAGGCTGCTCCCGGCTTGACCGAGTTGCGCCAGATACGCAGCGCGTTGCTGTGGCTCCATAGGCTGACCGGCAGCAAGAAGAAGCGCGCTCATGTTGCCGATCGAGTTCCACGCAGCCTGCCGCACGTCGCCCATAGGAACGCCGTAGCGCGGGTCAATGTTGTTAGGGTCAGCGTATTGACCGCCGCCCGTGAAAAAATCGAGGAGACCCTGAACCATTATTTACCTCCGCCGAATATCCCGCCGAACATGCTTTGCAGCAAGCCGGGTTGAGGCGGACCGTAGCCGCCAGTTGAAGCGTCAGGAGCAACCGGACCTTGCGGCATCGGGCCATCAAGAAGACCGCGTGTGTAAAAGTCGTTCACCATCTGCCCGTCTACGTTAATGAGCCGAGAACGCACTTTTGACAAGTCACCGCCAGCGAACTGATCTGCGTATGCCTGTGCGCCCGGACCAGCATCACCTAAGCCCCGTGTGTAGCCTTCCACGTTCCAAGCCGCAGGCATCGGAGGCCCTTGCATTTCAAGCGGACCTTGGACCGGCATTGAGCCGGGAGCAGGACCGACAGCGCGTGCAGGACCGGGAAGCGGCGGCAGCTGTGCCTGTGGATTTGCAAACGCCGGGATGTTCGGGATCGTCTGACCCTGCACGCCTGTAACGGCAGAAGAAAGACCGCCGAGACGCTGCCCTTGCTGCATACGGTTCTGGCGAATGATGTCGAGAATGTTCATCCGAGAAGCCCTCTCATTTTAGGAAGCGGGCGAAACTGACCGCGATTTATTTGCATTTGCGGCATCCGCTCTTCCTCTTCTGGCTGCTGCGCCAGCTTTGCGAGCTGAAGCAAACCGCTGGCAATGCCGGCAGCACCCTTCGACATATCGGCACGCTGCGCCATGTCGATCTTCTGTTGCGCCGCCTGTTCTGTCGTCAAAGGCGTAGGAGCATCGACAAGGCTTGGCGCGATCGTGTTACCAAGCCAGCGAGCTGCCGTGCCAAGGTCTGCTGAATAGACAGGCTTTTGAGGCGTAGCCGCAGCAGGTGCAGACGCGGCAGCAGGAGCTTGTGCCGCAGCCGTGTCTACAGCCGTTCCATCAAGAAGATTGATGCCTTGAGCGATCGAACCGACCTTTGCGGAATAGTTAGGGTCTGTCGCATAGCCAGACTTTTGCAACTCTGCGAGTTGTGCATCCAAGCCTTGCGCCTGACGCAAGCCTGAATATCGCTTGTTCTCATTGATGAACTTCGCATAGTCGGCAGCACTGTCAGCCATCGAGCCATACTGGCGAAAGCTGTCTGCTGTGCGATACATGCCGCCGTCGCCATATTCGCTTGTGGCAAGCGTCTGACCGCCAGAACGTCCATGCGACTTGATGCCGAAATAGTTTTGACCGGGCGCACTTTTGCCGTAACCGCTTTCAATCGCAGCTTGAGCAATGATGATGCGCGGATCGACGCCCGTAGCGCGAGAAGCCTCAAGCGCATAAGGCGTCATCTGTTGAACAAAACGTCTGCGGAAGTCTTCCATCAGATCACCTCATGCCACTGCTGGCGAATAGCATCACCGATCAATCCGAGACGCCGCTTCACTTCAGCTTTACGCTCTTCCGGCAAATTCTCAATCCGCACCTTGTTCTCATCGAGATACGCCGTGCAGTCCCAACAGTCACGCCCTGTCTTTTCACCAAGGTTGTAACCGGGCGGGAAGTCAGCGTTCATCTCGTCGAGATAATCGAACACATGTTCGGTCGTCCAGTTCTCGATCGGATGAACGACTTGGATGCCATTTACGATGTCGCCGTTGCGAAACTGCGACTTGCGCTTGTCCTCAAGACGAGTGCCGCGAATGATGCGTTCGACGCCCATCTGCATCATTGCGTTGTGCAGCGGATACCAAATGTTTGCAGCACAGCACGACAGATAAGGCTGGATCAACGGACCATCGTTCTCCGTGATCGACTTGCCTGCTGTCGTGTTGTTAATCGGAACAACATCAGCCGGCCATCCGAACTCTGCGATGTTTGCAGGCTGGTTCGCTTTAATCTCAATAAAATTAGGGAGACGTGATTTCCACATCTCCATGTATTCCTCCATCTCTGGATAGGCCGCACCAGAGTTGAGCCACACGACAGGCAGCGTCTCCCACTGGTCACGGAACAGGTAAAGACAGGCCAAGCTGTCTTTACCGCCAGAGAATTGAAGGACTGTCTTCATTAGAAGATCGTTGCCAGAGAAGCGCCGATCGAAGCAACCGTGCCAGCAGCTCCGAGACCAGTCATCAGAGCATTACCGCCGCCGCCAGTTCTTGTCTGCGTCTGCGTGCTTCCGTAAGGCGTTGCCGATGTTGCGCCGAGACGCAGATTGAGCATTTCGATCGGATAGTTCCGTTGCTCAAGATAACGGTTATAAGCGTCATCAAGCTGCGCTTGCTGCATGGCCTGACGTTGTGCGCCAATACCTTCGAGGCCCGCATAATCCATATAACGAGCTTGCTGACGTTGCTGTGCAAGGTTCGCCAGCTGGCTGCCTGCCGATAAACGAAGCTGCTGCGCTTGTGCTGCGCGTGCTTGATCTGCACCGAACTGTTGTGCAGCTTCGTTGAAGGCTTGAGACCGCAGCTGTGCAGAAAGATCACCAATGCCGCGTGAACCTTCAGCTGCCGCCACACCTTCTGCAATACCTTGGCGAGAACCGCCAAACGCTCGAGCCGCAGCAGCCTGATCTCCGATGCGAGACATATTCGCGCGCAGAGCGCGGTTCGCGTTGTCGATAGCTCGAGTTTCTACGTTCTCAACATACGGGTTCATGTAACCCTGAATGTTTGCGTTTAAGAAGCTCGTCGGCGTGTATCCGGCAACTCCTCGCGTGATGTCTGAAGCCTGCCCATACTGGCCCATTTCAGAGCCGTAGCCGCTTAAAATCTCCGAAAACGCACGTTCTTGCTCTGGAGAAAATCCTGCGACTGTTTGACCACCATAAGCCTGATACGGTCGCTTAGATATTTCGTCAGCGATCGCAAGGTTTTCTTTTGTTACGCCTTCAAGCCAAGCAGGAAGCTCAGTCTTGTTCGTAACTGTTTGCGTCTTTCCGCCACCGCCGCCCATTATTCGTCCCTCTTTCTAGGGTGATACTCCATCACGATCATTGTTTTCTTCCAGCCTTTAGCCTTCAGAAACTTCTCGTAACCGGGCCTGACCAAAGCCCTTCCAAACTCTGCCCCCATCTCTTCGTGACCCCATTTTTGAACCTTCTCAAGAAGTTCAAGAACGGCATCAAGCTCGCCGGCTGACATAACGCCGTGGATATATCGCTTTTGGGGAGCATCAAC